CAATTAAATATTCAATAGTAGATGTTCCACTTGATGTTTTAACATATACTTCATTTACTTTTAAATTTGTGCTATATCCCCTAAACATTGTACTAGCATTTGCAGATAGTTTTAATGGATAAGTAGAATTAGCATCTAATGAAATTATTATTGCATTACTACCAGTATTCTTTATATAGCAAAATTGCAAATCACTACTATCATCCGCCAGAGCAACTCCAGAAGTAGTTAATCCTAAAATACCATTCCAAGGCTCTTCTACATCTTCCCATCTATTACCACTAACATCTGTACTATCAGATAAATCTTCCCAATATACATATCCAGACATCATTGAAGACCAACTATCGCTCCATTGTGTTGAACTAATATCTGTCATCTTACTAGTCCCACCTAATCTACCAGCACTACTAATTACATTCTTATTATACGCAGCCTTAGTAATATTCTTTTCTTCTAAAGAACCAGGAACTGCTGAATACGATGTCCTTGCATTAGGAAGTACGCTTGTTTTCATTATAACTCTTCTATCTTGTGCCATTATGTTCCACTCAAATATTCTACGGTACTTGTACCATCTGTACCTATAATTACTGTAGCTACTGATGATGATAATTCAGATGCAAATGATTCACCCGCTGATAGTCTTACTAAAAAGTTAGAACCATTATCAAATGATACTTTTACATCATCTCCACTAATATTTTTAATATATACAAAATCTTTAGTACTTAATGCAGATTCATTAGAAGTAATTGTTTTAGGAGATACATAAGATATTGAACCTCCACTCATTGAAACATTAGCACTTCCAGATAATTTAGTTCCTACATCACTATCTTGATACCATCTTGTACTTGTAGATTCAAGTTCTTGAGGAGAACATCCGTTAGAATATTTTATTTTTTCGTTAGCCATTATCTAACTGCGTATGTTCCTATAGGGAATGACATCATTATCTTACGCCTATTACTATCATAATCTCCAACTTTTTTCCAAAACTCTCTCATATAATATTCTTTTTTATCTACTTCACCACTCATATCAGATATCATTGCTTTTAAATAATCTACACAAGCAAGTGATAACATCTTATTAAGATTAACATGAGAACTTTCACTTGGAGAACTATCTTCTTTAGGTATTTGATATACAGTAATACTTTCTCCAGCAGTTTCAGTCGTAAATGTAGTAGTTGAATCATCTAATGTAGTAGAAGCAGCCCCCGTAGTAGTATAATCACCATCATTACTTGCAGAACCAACAACTCTTATTCTATCTCCAGATGCAAAACCATCACTAGTTCCAACTCCAGATATTCTATTACTAGAAAACGATATATCAGTTCCATCTCCAAATATTTGCATATCCCCTAAAGCTTCTGCGATAAAAGGTTCGTCAAGTGTTGTATACTCAATTCTTAAACCATCAGTAATATCCTCATTGGGATATATTAACTGATTAGCATAATAATCAAGTGGAAGTTTTATTCTATAACCTGCAACTGTATCTGTATTAGCTGATTGCACATACTGATATAGTTGTAAATCCCTGCCTAATAGTTGGTAATACCAAGTTTTATTGGTGTCGTAACTCATTATAATCCATGTCTACTTTTTAATTTTTTAATTGCTACTTCTTGTTCATCTAATCTTGTTTCAATTTCAGCAAAATCATCTTGATAAGCACTAATTAAATTTGTTAGAATTCGTACTTTATCTGACAAACTAGATTCTTTTTTCTTTTTTTCTTGTTGTTTAGCCATTTTTATTCTCCTTATTCTGGGTCTGTATCTTCTTTAATGATTAAGTCTTGTACAATTCTTCTAATCTTTTTGTACTTCTTATCATTCGTGTCTTTAATTGAAATTGATTTAATTGCAACTAAGTCTTGTGGGAGAAGATAATCTCTTTCCCCGTCTATAACATTGTATTTTACTACTTTTGTACGTTCAGTTGCATTTGATTGTATAAGATGTATTGCATCTTTTATCCATGCAATAGCAAGACTAGATTCTTTAGTTCCTGCTCTTTCCATCATTTCTAATACTGTCATTATCTTGCTCCTGCGGCTGCCATAGATGCAGCTACTATTTTAGAGTTATTTTCTATATAATTTTTAATTTCTAATTTTGCCCATGTATAATACTTTTCAGATTCTTTAGAATATGATTGTTGTTTTTGTAATTTAGTAGAAAACTCAGATACTTCAGATTGTACTTCCGATGCATATTGTTGCAACTCAGATTGGTACTTTGTTAATTTTCTCGCATCTTCTTCATTGTCAATTTGGGCATTCTGTATAGATATTTGTAATTGAGTTTGATATGCTGCGTTTTCTTTATTAAACTCATTTAATTCATTTTGAATATCAGCTTGATATTGAGACAAACTATCACTTTCAGTTTTTTGCCATGCTTGGAAAACTGTATTTAATTCTAATTGATATCTAGCTAATTTTTGTGAATATTCTTGTACTTCATCATTAACCGCTGCTTGATACTTTTGAATTTCTAATGAAGCGTCTTGTATTGCAGCTTCTAAAGTTTGTTGAGCTTCTAATGTATTTTCAGATGCTAAATTTTGTTGCTTTTGCATTTCAGCTTGAATATTAGCTTGATATTTAACATTATCTTTATTAAAAGTATTTAATTTATTTTGCATAGCTGCTTGATAAGCAGAAATGTATGAATTTATTTTTTGTATTTGAGCAGCTGCTAATTCAGTATCTTCTTCATTTTGTATAAAATCTCCAAGAACTTGAAACCATTTATTAACATTTACATTTTCATCATCAAAATCATAGTCAAGGTCAGTCCACGATGTATTATCCCAAGATGTTAAATCAACTGAAGTGGAATTTGCTGGGGAATCTCCAGTAGGAATTTGAGGAGGAGTATATGTAGGTACATCTCCACTAATATCACCTTTAGCAGTAGTTGTTACACCTGGGGCAGATATTGCTATACTAGGAGCTGATACACTAATAGTTAAAGCACCTGGGTCGCTATCTCCAAAATCTGATAATGTCCAATAACTCTGAAAAGCAACTCTAGTTGTTAAACTTGGTTTAGTATATGCAGGTGCGCTCGTACTAAAACTAACAGAACTAGATGTAAGAGTAGGTACATCTGGAGGAACTGCAGCTATTGATACAGTTGGCATCTCAGCTGAAGATAATTTAGAAAATTCACTAGAAGATGCATGAAATACAACTGCATTTCTTAAATCACTATCATCATCTATTTTAGAAGAATCTACATATAAAACTCTTGCAGTCGCAGAATCAGTTGGGTTAGGTTTAACTATAACTACTGTACCTTTATCAGTAACTGCATTATCAAGATAATACTTTGGATATGTAGCTGTTGCTAAATGTAAACTTGAAGAATTTCCTATAAAACCTTTCATACTATATGGTACTTCAGCTGCGCTAAATCCATTTCTAGATACATCTAATATACTATCAGTCGCAGTAGGCATAACCACACTAGTTCCTTGTGAAGTATTTCCACCATGACTAGATGGATTTGTAAGAGTAGCTGCCCATTTTAATAAATTATTTGGAATACTTGCCGCTACAAACTTCTGCGCAGAAATAAGAAACTGTGCATTTGCAGTTCCTACTCCTGTTATATTTTGTATATCAGCTGCTATATTTGTTGTTGCCATATTTTCATTTCTATTTAGTAGTATAGGGAGGTATCGAGCCTCCCTACACTATATTATCTTTATATCGTGCTATTACCTCACGAACTTCAGACTATTTGTTAACTAGGTGGGTCACCTTCGTCATCCAATACTCCAGTTTCAAGCTCTTCCAATATAACATCGCAAGCAGCTGCACTAGAGTGAAGAAAGAACATGAAAGGAGTGAAAACATCACCAGTATCAAAAGTTACATCAGCAGTTGGAGATGTTGTAACTGCTCTACCATCTAATCGGTAAGAAGCAACTCCAGCTTTTGAAATGCGAACTTCTAATGTGTGAGATTCACCATCACCCCATCCGTCCGTAGTATCAGTAGTAACAGTAGAAGCATTATTTAAAATACTTTCTACATAAATGCTACCATCAGTTATTACGTTGAGGCAAGCTACATCAGTATAGTTATCTAATGCTGCATTTGAAGCTTGTGATTTTAATCTAAAACCAAAAGCGCAATCATCAGTAATACTAACATCTTGGATAGAGAACCTAAGCTTAGCATAGAATCCAGTTGTTCCGACTGTAAAAGAATCAACACCTTCGATTCCTTTACTGCCAGGATAGCTCATCGCAAATTGAAAGCCTTCGTCATCTGCTGCATCACCTTCGTAATTCATTCCAGTAGATGCTACTGAAGGGCCATCAATGGCTTGAGTTCCATTATAAGATGCAGCTAACTGCAATCCATATATAGAACCTGAACCTGCTGGATATTGATGTATAGTTACATCTTGAGCGCTTCCATCAGCGAGCTTTTGAGCTCCACCAAGAACGCCATCATCCATTACAACTGGAGGTCTATCAAAATAAAAAACATTCTTTTTATTAATAAGAACGTCATCTATTTTACCACCTTGTACGTTTTGTCCATATAGAGGAATACTCATATTATATTACCTCCTATTTCCACACAGCATGGGCTTCAGGCATCTGAAACTCCATACCGGCTTCGGTTTGAATTAAGTCGACTCTACGGTCAACGCCACTGTTTTCTAATGTTTGAACACCGACATAAATTGCAGTATCACGATTTAGTCCGTTTCCAACTAGAGGTCTGTATTTAACGTGACTCATATTAACGCCAATCATCTTTATTTGAGTACCGTCTAAGTGTACATTACGAGCAACATTCATTACTCCATAAGGAGTATAAATTTGTGTAATGTCTACACCAAATACATTCTTTTTACCACCAATGCTAAAGTCAGCTCTACCGATAGAATCGCCTAGAGTACCAACTTTTTGTACATTAGCAGAGAAGTATCCACTTAGCTTATGAAGCCAGTTAAATACATCTGTTGGAACCATGAACAATGTTGCATTTGCATTATTGTGTCGAGGGTCTAGGAATTGTGACATATCATCAAGGAAATCATCTTGTGCTTTCGTGCCAGTTCCACCCATACCAGAACCGCTAAAAATATTCCCATAATTAAGAATAAAATCAACAGCACCTTGAGTATACTGAACGCCGTCAACAGAAGCTTGAGAACCAAATAATAATGAAGTCTCAATATCCCATTTATGTTCAATCAGCTTTTCACGCCAGATTCTAGCAAACTCATTTGGTTCGTACTTGAGTACTGTTGCACGAGTCGTATTATCCATAGCAAGTGCAGTTTTCCAAATTTGAGTTAATCCAAAACCTGTTGAGAAAGGCTGGTCTTTCCATGTTTCAGGGTAGCCTGAACCTTGGCCGTGAGCACTTCCCACAACGTATGACCTAGCTTTTTCAAGTACATTAGCTATATTAGCACTTGAGACAGTACCAAGTGGGTCATCCCCACAATAACTGGCTAAATACTTAATAGTAGTTGCACTTGTAGCTTTGACAATTGTTCCTGTAACAGGAGTCCAATATGCCGTTCTTGCTCCGCCATCTTCTGCAGCTCCATCCGATAAATCGTGGAAAGTTGCAGAACCGCTCTCATTTGCATGGACGGTATCAATTCGAACAAGAATATAATCATCTACGTCATTAGATGTAACTGCAGCTCCAGTTGTCATACCACCAGCATCAGTATTACTTAAATTAACTTTAAGTACCTGGTCTTGCATAAAGAAGCCAGGCTGAGTGCCAGATTGTCCAACTAGAACATCATTATTAGTGTTATTGTTAACACTTCCAATATTACCACTTGACTTATAGTCAGTAGCCATTAGAAGCTTAACTTGCTGTCCTGTTGATGTTGTTAAAGAAGCATTACCAGTTGTTTTCAACTCAGCTTCAGTAAAAACATTAGAACCACTATTATATCCAATTACATATGCATAACGCTTATGATAAGACGGTCTACGTTCTGTGAATTTAAACTCAGGGTCATCGGTAGGCTTTTTGGCAACTTTAGATACAAATCGAAAGAAAGGGTCTTGAGCTATAGAAAGCTCAGATACTCTATCACCGAAATTGTATTTTCGTCTAAGGTCACCTGTGTCTTTTGAAGTACCGTCAGACCATGTTGCCACGTCTGAATAGGTACTTGAGCCAAATACATCAGCCATATTATCACCTTTGTTGTTTAAGTGTTACGGCTTAGAGTATTCTCTATTAAGAAATTTTAAATACTAAAAGCCTTTTCTAGTTCACCTTCAGAACCTAAAAGGGCATCAAAAATCTTATCGTCAGGAGATTGTTCCACTACTGCGCCTCCCTTAGTAGCTAGAGAGTTTGGAATTTCTTGTACTTCACGCATTTTTTCACGCATCTCATCCCTTGTTTTTGTGGCTATTTTATTATCACGATTCTTACGATTCATTAAAAAATAAATATCCTCAAGTTCGAGAGACTTGGATTTTGCAAAGTCTACAAATTCTGACCACTCATCATCATTCAGCTCATGCTGCTGACGAAAAGAAGCCTCTTTAGCTAACCTGTGATTTTCTGAACGTTGTCCTTGTAAAGCTTTTCCAAGTCTACGTTGGACAATGCCATCAATGGTTGCGCCAAGTACTTTTGCAGAATCCGATTCGGGAGTTCCAAAAGCATCTTCAGCGTCAAACACGAAATCTTCGGGAAGATTAAGTTGTTGTGCCATATTTTCAGGTGTCTGACCACCACCCTCAAAATAATTTCTCACATGAGTAATTAAATTTGGGTCGTCTCGCATAGCATCTAGGATTGGCATATAAGGTTCCAGCTCTTGGAGCTGTCCATTTAACCTTTTTGCTTCTCTACTAGAATCACTATACCTTTTTTGCATTGTTTCCACATCAACCACATCTGGGTTTGCTTCAACATGCTCTTGACCTTCACTAGGGCTCGTAAGTGTGTTATCACTATTAGAATCCGAGGTTAGCTGCGAAGTATCGTCTAATATCCCACCGTTCACACTTTCATCTAAGGCTGCGAAAAAATCATCGCCTCCTCCAATTACTGCGTCAACTGCTTCAGGGTTAGGATTAGTATTCTCTTGTTCGGGGGCCATAACGGCGTTGCCTTGTGCTTGAGTCATACAGTTTTCTCCATTTTATTAATTTGACAAATTATGAATTTTAACAGCAAAGTTACAACTATTCTTTTTCACCTTGCTCTTTGTCTTGTTTTAAGTCATTTCTCATTTCATCTCTTAGTCTTTGAAACTCAACTTTCAACATTCCTTTTAATAGTTTTTGTTGCGCTTGGGTATCTATAACATCTTTTCTAATTTCGTTAGATGCTTCGCCTACTTTCATCTTAATACCTGATTGTACTAATTGACGCTCTAATGTTTCTATCGTACCATCTTTATCTTTTACAGCTTCTTGCATAGATTCTAATTGACCTTGAAGTTGTGAATACATTGATTTTCTTTCAATAATTCCTTTTTTATTTCTAATATCTGTTTCACCTATCATAGCAATATCATCAATCAACCCAGACTGGAACCATCTAAAGTATTCTTCTAATAATGCCCATCTATTTACAGGCATTGTAGCTCCCGCTACTACTCTTACATCAAATCTTGCACTTGCATAATCTTTAAATTTACCAATTGCTTCTCCATAATCATTATAAATTGGTATGTTAATTGAAACTTCTTTTTCTTCGTCTGGAGTTTGACCTGCTTCAGGTTGTACAATTCTAAATACTTTTTCAATTGAATAATGTCTTTGAGACATCATTTGGAAACATCTACCTAAATGTTCTAATGCAGGTTCTACAATACTACCCATCCACGCTTTAAGTCTTCTTGTTCCAAATTCATCATTTGCAAGTAAACCTCTATAAGTTTCAGGTTGTTCTTGTGTGAATCCCATCATAGCAGAAGGTACTCCACTAATATATTCTGCATCTGATTTTCCTTCTTGTACTACAGAATAAAATGCATTATTAATTGGGGCAGGAAGAACAGGAGTTGGAGATGCAAATCCTTGACGATATTTCAGTAAAGCTCCAGGTGAAGATGAATACTGTTCCCACTCTTCTTCTGGTACAGAACCTTCTTCGTACATCCATCTTAGGTTAGATGCTAAGTTTGCATTGTGTAACATAATTTGATGAGCTTTATTAATCTCTTGTTGTTTTCCAATTAGAGGAACAACTGCACTCATTGGATATGGAGTTCCACTATACATATATGAAATTGGTACAATAGGATATTCTTTAATACCTGGTATTACATATTCATATAAGAATACATCATCACCAACTGTACAAGTTAATACAATTCTATTTTCATGAAACTTTATTGCATCAACAATATTCTTTTTTGCATCGCTATTAATCAATATTTGATAATCAGATTCACTCATTATCTTTTGAACAATTGTAGTCGCAGCTTCTTGAGCTTCAGACATCAATTGAATCCTTTGTTCTTCTATTGCCTGAGCAGCCATCTTTTGAGCTTTCTCTAATTCTAACTTTGCTCTCTCAGGTATTATCTCTCCAGCTTCTACAGCTTGTTGTAATTGTAATTCTTTTTCAATTATTCCTACCTCAACTTCTTTTTGAAACTCTTGAAGTTTTTCTTCTACTTGTTGTTTTATTAAATCTAATTCAGCAGGACTAGGCTTTACTCTTACATATACATTACGATAAGGAAATTTTTTCTTAGAATATGTTTCATAGTATGCTACAATATCATCATCTTCAGCTTCAAGATTAACTCCCATAGTAATATCTTCTGGTTGAATCGTAAATGATTCTTCCGTATCTCTTTGAGAATAAGATACTACTTCATTACTACGAGTAACTTTTTTAATCTTGGCTGCATGCTCTGGCAACATATTCATTAAGCTAGAACGAGAAAGGTTCTTTCTAACTGTTATAAATGTCGCATCTCTAAATAGAAAATCTCTACTTGCAGGGTCTACATATACATCATAAGGGTCAACTCTTTTAAATACAACTTCTCCTAATCCATTATCATCATCTCTATCTACATCTACTAGAAAATATCCAATACCTTTTGTAAGACTATCTAATACTACTTGACTATACAATGACTTACCATTTGATAAATACCAACAATAATCTGCTATATCAGAATGAACTTGAGCAGCTTCTACATCATCACCAGTTGCTCCTACAGCTTTCCATCTTGGATTATTAGCTGTAACAAAATATTTCATAATTTCTACAATAGGAGTTACCCTATTAATAGTAAATGTTGGCATTCCAGCTTCTTCTAAAGAATCAACCTCTGCTTTTGATAATTGTTCATTTAAATAAAAATCAAAACCTTTCTGACTAAGTGTTTGCCATCTTTGTCTATGACTATTATTTGCTTTCTCCCAAAGTTGTTTATTGGTTTGAGCTCTTTTCTTATTTGTCATTCTAGCCATTAATATCTCCCTAACTCTGATAATTTACTTCTAATAATTTCTCTCGCAGGTGTTATATTCATAATATATTCTTCTGGAATATCTTGTAAAAGTTCTACTTCTCTTGCACCAGGTATTACCCTTCCACCCGAACCTTCAAATCTTCCATATTGTTGCCACATTGAACCCCATTTAGCATGTCTATCCATCCAATTTCTTGGAATATCAAGTTCAATTATATCTCCTCGGCCTCCAATAGGTTGATTAAAAAATGCATCATCAGCAAATCCAGCT